CGATGACGCAATCGGTTCGCGTCGCTGTGCTTCGACCCTTCGGCAGGGTGGGAGTATCAGCCCGGGGCGAAAGGTCGAATCCGCCCGGCTCAGACCTCGAACGCGCTGGACGAGCGACCCCATTCCCCTCTACGAACATGCGCGTGGGGCCTGTAGCTCAATGGTTAGAGCCGACCGCTCATAACGTCCGTCTCACTTAAAAAGCTCAATCTTTTCAACGAAGAGCGACGGCGAATATCACGGAACGTTCGTGATCGGTTCACGTCAATCTGTAGCAATCTGTCGCCGACTGTTTCCGGCAGCTTCGTCAGGGGCGACGTCGCCCGCTCATGGCGGCGACCGCCTCGCCCATATGGTCCGGGTGATGATGGGCATAGTGGCGGCGTAGCACCGCCTCGCCCATCCCTGCGAAGCCCGCGACCTCCCAGGCCGGCACGCCCTGCTGCATCAGGTGTGTCACGGCCGAGTGCCGGAGTGTGTGCGGTGAAACCCCCTCCCCGAGCTTCGCCAGATCCACGGCGTTCGCGAACCCGACCTTCACCCGGGCGACCGGCTGTCCGCGCCACTCGACAACGAAGCCTGACGCGTCTGTGCCGGCCATGCGCCGCCAGCGCCGGAGATGGGCCAGGATCGATCGCGGCAGGCGAACCGGCGGCTGGCGCTTGTTGGTCTCTCGGCCGCCCTCGCGGAGCCGGTAGAAGACTCCGGCGTCGAGATCGAGATACGACCGGCCGGCGGCGGCATGCCAACTCGCGGTCAGTACGGCGCCGGGGCGGCTCGCCGTCGAATAGGCTAAGAGAATGAACCGGGCGAGGTGGCGCATCGTGTGCCGACCGAGCGTCGTGTTGCCGGTCTTGCGCGCATCGCCCTCCCCGGCCTTGTCGGACGGACGGTCGCCTTCCCGCGCGCGCCACGCGGTCCAGACCAGCCGGGCGACCTCCGAGCGGGAAAGCCAGCGTTCGCGGGCGTCCCCCTTCTTCGGCAGTGCCACCTTCACGACCTCGCGGTGGTAGCCCTCGCGGTGGTGGTGGCCGATGGCGGCCGACAGGTCCTGCAGATCGCGGCGGGCGCCGCCGGGCGAGCCCCGCGACGTCACATAGGCCCTGCATGACGCTCCGGTGACCTCGGCCAGGGAGCGGTTGCCCCACCACGCGTTGAGCCGGGCGATTCGCCGGGCGATGCGTTTTACGTCGGGGTGTGGGGCGACGATGTCGGCCGTGTAGATGCTCAGGACGTCGGCGACCTTGATGGCAGCGAGACCACGTTCCGTGCGCGCCGGCCTGTGGGCTGCGCGGAGATGGTCGGCGAGGGCTTGATGAGCCCCTGCAACATCGTCTGCAGCGCATCCTGTGGGGTGCATCCGGGGGCCGTCTCGGATGACCCAGCGCGCGGCGCGGGTGATGTGACCGGAGGCGTCTCGACGGGGCGGGACAAGGTAGAGGCGGGGGCCTTTGGCGGGGCGCGGCATAGCTTCCTCATCCGCTCAATCGCCTCGAGCGTCGTGTATTCCTTCCCTGCCACGACCTCGGTGACAAGCCGCCCGCGGTCGCGCTCGCGACGCAGGCCGGAGGCAGTCATCCCGCCGCCAGGGAACGCGATCTGAGCGGCGGCGGCGAGCCGGAGAGGGGTTTGATTCGTGACCTCCCCCATCACTCTGCCCCTCCGCGTTCAGCTAGGGCGGCGCGGCCGGCTCGACAGGCGGCGAAGCACGCGCAGACCCGGTGGAAGCCTTCGTCGTGGCGGTGGACGCAGTAGAACAGCGTCTCGTCGGATGCCTCCAGTGCGGCCCGCTGATAGGCTTCGCCCAAATCCTGCGGGTCACTCGTACGGAATGCGCAGACTTGGCAAGCCTTCCGCCAGGGGCGGCCGTCCGGGTGCGGTGCCTCGGCCATGTCGTCTAAGCCGTTCTCCCAATCGGGGAGAAGTGGATATACCTCTGGCCTACGGTGGTCCCTCTGCCCCTCCGTCAGTCCCGTGCCTTTAGCCATCGGTCCGGCCTCCGGGGGTGGTCGGCGGGGTAATGCCTGCTTTGAAACGCTCCCATGCGCGATTGACGAGGTGCGTAGTCTCTTCGTCGGCGGGAGGAACGTCTGTTTGCTCCTCGATCCGCAAGATGGCGGCGACCGTCATGGCGTAGGAGCGGCCATCGCCTTCCCACGACTGTGCGATCATCTCGACCTCGTCCGCCGCCCGCTCCAGCCCCTCTCGGACGCCTTCAGCCCGTGCGGCGGCGACAGCCTCGGATAGGGTGGTGGGATCGATGAGGCGGCTGGCGAAATAGTCCGAGGCCAAGCGCGCGACGAAAGCCGCCTTTGCCTTCGAGGTTTTCGTGTCGCTCCAGTTGCCGTTCTCGTCCCGACATTCGCCGATGAGCGACATGTGGTTCGCGGTGCCGATGTACCGGCCCGACGCCTTCCATTCGCACTGAGGGACCGCCTCAGAAAGCTCCCGCAAGCTCGGCGCGCTCTGTGTCTCAGCCATGGGGGTGCTCCTTCGGGGAGAGGGCAGATCGGATGCGGAGGGCAATGTTTCGGGCGATGGCGTCCCGAATTCCGGGCTTCATCCCTGGCGCGCCGACGCCGAGCGAGTGCAGGGCAAGGCCGAAGAAATCGATCTTGCTCTGTCGCGTGGCGGCCGCCTCCATCCCCTCCTTGAGGCGGGTGATCTCGGCTTCGGCGGCGAGGGTGCGTTCATCGGCCCGGCGGCGCTGCCACATCATGTCGGTGTGGTCGCGCTCTAGGTCGTCGGCCCTCGCCACCGCCGCATCCCGCTCGGCGATGAGCCGGGCAATCGGGCCAGCTATAAGCGCGGAGACCCATCGGCGTCGGAGCGGGATCGTCTCCCCGATGCAGTCGCGGACCTCCTTACGCAGGGCCTTGTCAGCCAGCGCCTCGCGCAGGCCGTTCTGGTCTTCGGGGGCGGTCATGCGGGGCTCCCGTCGAAATCGTCGGCTAGGAAGTCGCTGGCCTCGTCAGGCGTGCGTCCGATCGACCAAGTGCGGGTAACGTGCTCTTGCAGGAAGATCGGCACATTGCAGGAAGGGCAGTTGGTTTCGGTTGGCCCGTCCTCGCCCCAGTAGGAAACGTGGCCCTGAAGGCGCTCGCCGTCGATCATGGCAAAACCCTTGCGGCAGTATGGGCAGGGGATCAGTGCCATCACGCCAGCCCTCCCGCGCCGGCCGGCATGCCGTTGTGCTCGACGCCGTCGAGAAGGCGGCCGGCTGCGCGCTTGCCGATGCGAGCGACGTACTCCGCGTCATCGGTGGTAGGTTCGACCCACCGTTCACCGTCCCACGCGCGAAGCTCGAGACTAACGGGATGTGCGGCGTACCAATCGCCAGTCGCCAGCCACTCGCCGTTCTGCTTATGCAGGTACGGCACGCCGGCCGCCGCACAGGCGTCGCGGATCGCCCGGTACCAGTCCGGATGCGAGGGCCGGGCCCGGTGCTGACCCTGGTCCGTCTCGCCACCGGTGATGACCCAGTCGATGCGCTCGATATCGCTGGCCTGCAGAGCGTCGCGGATGACGGTGTGCCCGCGCACCGTCCCATAGACGATGCGGGTGAAGTCGATCGGCCCGAGCAGTGGTTCGGCCGAGACGAAGGTGAGCGCCGGGCGGAGATCCCGCGCCGCGTCGAGCAGGGCCCGCACGTTGATGTCAGCCCGCTTCTGGTCCTCGCACGTCGTGCCGAGCGCCATGTTGCTGGGCAGCCCACCGGCAGCGTCCGCCATTGCGACGATGTTCTGCGGACGCTTCGTCAGAGCCAGCCAGAGCAGGTGCGGCGTGGCGCGGACGAGGTCGAACCACTCGCGCCGCACGGCGGGGTCGGCCTGGTTGTCGAACGGGTCGCACAGGCTCGGGAAGACCCGGAGCATCCGCCCGGCCTTCCCCGCCTGCTTGTCCCACGCGAGCGGCTTGCGCCAGTAATCCGCGCTGGTCCGCGAGCGCTCGCCGTGCGGCCCCCACGTCACCCGGCCCAGGCGGGTGTCCATGAGGTGCTCGGCGTAGCACCCATCGCACGCCGGGCTGACCTTCGTGCAGCCAATCCAGGGCGACCAGGTGTGGTCCGTCCACTCTATGGTGCTGTGCTCGGCCATCAGGCGACTCCTGCTGCGGGTTTGGGCGCGAGCCGGACGAACGGCACGGATGGCCCCTCACCCCGGCGCAGTTCGGTCTCGACGGCGCCTTTCTGGCGGAGGCCGATGAGCGTCGCGCCGACCGGGCGGCCGAGGGCCACCCCAAGGCAGGTGCGGAAGGTGTGGAGCTCGGCCCACACGGGCGGCACGTGCGCGAGGACCTCGGCCTCCTCGGCGGTGAGGACCGGCGGAACGGCGAGCCGCTCGACGGCCTCGTCCAGACTCGCGACCTCGGCGCCGTCAACGAACCAAAGGCGGGCCGACGTCGTGCCGGCCTCCTTCGCGGCCTTGCCCCGATAGTACCGGTCCATCGCCGACAGGCGCGGGATCGTGGTGTGCTGGAGCAGGTAGCCGAAGCCGCCTGCGCCGAAGTTCACGTGGCCGTTCTCGCGCAAGGCGCCGGCGCGGATGGTGTCCAAGGTGATCGCGGTCATGCGGCCCTCGCGATGTCAGAGGAGATGCGCTCGCCCAGCCACGCGAGGATTGGCCTCGGGTAGGCGTTGCCGAGCGCGCGGTAGCGGGAACCGTCCGGACAATCCTCGGCCGCACGGCCGCGCCAGGGAATTGCCGTGTAGCCATCCGGGACGCCCATCAGGCGCTCGCACTCGGTCGGCGTGAGGCGGCGAACACCGAATACCGATCCGACGGCCGGAGGTTGCTCGGCGGCCGACAGCGCGTGGCTGCGCTCGACCATCGTCCCGCTGCCGTTCTGGCCGCTTTGGTTCGTACGGAACGCGACGGCAGCGTGCCCGCCTGCGCTACCGTCCCCTCGCAAGGCACCGGGCAGCGCACCGATTGAAAAACTGGTCTCGCCGCCGGCCTTACAATCGAAGGCGATGGCGGGCGGGTGCCCCTCGGCTGCGAGCGGATGGCATGGGTCGCCCGGCTGCGGGTTGGACCTGTTCGTTGCACTGGTGATCTGGGTCGTGTCGAAGGCGACCGGCACGAGATTTGTGCCCCGGCCGGTACCGTCCTCACTCGCGTCGAACCCTTCGGCCCGCAGCGTGTGCGCCAGGACGAAGGTCTCGGTCTCGAAGTCCTGGCGGCCGTGCGGGCCGCCGTGGGCATTGAGCGCAGCGGCGACACTGATCGGCCCGCTCTGGCGATTGCCGCCGAATGCCATGGTGACCAGCGTGTCGGTACAATCGTTGTCCACGCCTTTCGCGCCGTCTCTGGCGCGGAGCGTCGTGGCCGTCAGCGGGATATCGTCCAGGCTGTCGCCGCCCGCCGCCCGACCGCCTCCGGCCAGCGTCTGCGCTACGACGCGGCCGGCGGGATCGTCCTTCCCGCTGACGCCTCCAGAGCTCGCCGTAAGGCTTCCGGCAAGGTCTTGCCGCGTTTGGCCGCCCGCCGGATGATCCCCGCGCAGGCCAGCGGGCTCAAAAAGAACCGAGGCGGGATCAATCCCGTCTCCAAGACTTCCGACAAGGAACACGCGTGCGCGTCGTTGGGCGAGGCCGAAGTGTTGACAGTCGAGAACCCGCCATGCCGCCCGCCCCCATGGCCCGGAAACCATGCCCGCACTTGGCCACCGTCCGCGTTCGAGTGGCGAACGCAGGGCATCGTCTGCGCCGACAAGCGTGCCCAAGAAGCATCCGAGGGCGTTATCCGGGGTGTTGAGGACGCCGGGGACGTTCTCCCAGACGACGATGAGGCCGGGGCGGCCTGCATGGCGTCGAGCAGCGTTAATTGCATGGGCGAGCCTGAGGAAGGACAGGGAGAGGTTCCCACGCGGGTCCGACAGGGACAGGCGAAGGCCGGCGACGGAAAACCCCTGGCAGGGCGTTCCGCCGACGAGGACGGCGATGTCCGCCGGGTTGATGCCGAGGCGGCGCAGGTGCCGCATCCGAAGGGCCGAGAAGTCTCCCCACAGCGGCACGAGGCCGGCGGGAGGGCGGCTGCGACGCACATCGTAGGCGCCATGACGCTGCCGGAGCAGCTCGCGCGGGAAGTCTTCGATCTCGGACAGCAGGACCGGCGCCCAGCCAAGCGGCTTCCAGGCCAGCGACGCGACCTCGATCCCGGAGCAGACCGACAAGTAGCGGATGCCCTCGCTGGCCCCGCCGCCGCCGGCGAAGCTGTCAATGATGAGGGGGCGCGTCATGCCGAGGCTCCGTGCTGCATCTTGCGCAGGCGGTTGAGGGTCGGGTGGACGCTCTGCGGCGCGAGGCCGAAGCGCTTGGCCAGGTCGTCCTTGCCGACGCCGGCGGCGTGGGCGGCGAGCATCCGCGCCTTGGCCGCGTCATCCATGCCGCGCCTGCCGTGGCGGCAGTGGACCGAGATGTCCTTCACGTGATCAAGGACGCACCGAGCGGAGCGGCCGAACTCGGCGCCGATCGCCGAGAGGGACAGCCCGCGGGCGCGCATCTCGCGCATCCGCTCGCGCTCGCGGTTGGTGACGGGGGCGGTCGCCATCACGCCACCTCGGACGTCGGCTGACGGACCGGGCGAACCATCGCCAAGGCAGACCGCCAAAGGCTCGGGCGAGGCCCTGGCGCTGGCGGCGTCGGAGGCTTCGGCACGAGGGTGAGCACCGGAGCCGGGCGCTCGTCCGCGCCGAGGCCGTACCGGCGAACCAGGGCGACCAGGCGCTCCAGATCGGCGATGGTCTTGGCGTCGACCTCGATCTCGCGGACGCGCTGCGAGGTCGCCGGGCAGTCGCTTGGGGCGTCGAGGTCGATGAGATCGCGGCGGACCTGATCGAACCGCATCGCCAAGCCGCGTGAGCGCCGCGACAGGCTGTCGATCTCGAAGGTGGTGAGCTTCTTCGCCTGCATCACAGCCTCCGGAGGTCGGCGGCGACGCGCTGGATACGGTGAGCGGCGAGCAGCACCACGTTCTCGGGCTGGGGCTGGGCAGTCTCCAGCACCGCATGATGACCGGCGAAGCTCTTGGCCTCGTCGAGAAGGTTCATGCCGGTCTGAGCGTCGCCAATGGCGAAGGCCGCCATGGCGGCTCCGATCTCGGAGCCCACGACGGTGTGGGCTGTGCGCAGCCGGCGGGTTTCGGCGATGGCCGTGCCGAGAGTGGTGGCCTCCAAGGCGTTCAGGCGCCCGGCCAAATCGCTGTATGTCGGCAGGCCCACCAGGGTGAGCCCCTGGTCGCACAGGTTCACGATGCGGGCGGGGTCGGGGCGCTCGGTGGCGCGATGCTCGACGGAATCGTTCACGGAACAGGCTCCTGAGGGCTTGGCGGCTGAGGATCGGCAGAGGGGAGCGTCAGGCGGCCCGGTCGTGCTCGGGCGCGTCGTGGTCGTCGGCGGGCAAATGCTGCCAGGTCAGGCCACGGGCGATCTGGCGAACGGTGCCGGCGGCGATGCCGAAGGACCGGGCGACATCGGCGAAGGATCGGGTCCTGGCCGCCTGCCTGATCGCCCGGACATCGGCCTCGGTCAGCTTCGCGCCTGGGTGGGTCTGGCCCTTGACCCTCGTCCCATGGCGGTAGCTGTCGGCGACGTTTTCGAGGCGAGTGCCCCAGCGGAGGTTGTCGAGCCGGTTGTTGCTGGGCGTGCCGTCGCCGTGCAGGCCCTCGTGTCCTGCGGGGCACGGGCCAACGAAGGCCGCGAGCACCAGAGCATGGACCTGACGCGAGTTCCCGCGGCCCAGAACCACGATTTGGTGTCCGCTCTCCTTTGTGCCCGGCCGCAGCACTTGGCCGGGATAGAAGCGCTCGACCTGAAGCGTTGCGCCTGTCCACCGGCAGGTGGTTTCGTGAGTGGCGGTCCGGTCGAGGCCACGAACACGACCGAGATCCGAAACCTCGTAGAGCTCTTCGAACCCCACGACGGGGAGCCAGTGTTCGGCGACCATCGGATCAGTCCTCGCGCTGCGCATGCTCGACACCGAGTGCGAAGCCGGCCTCGTAGTTCGCGAGCAGCGTCGGATCGGCCTTGACGTCGGCCGTCAGCCCCTTGCGGATGCCGCGCATCCCGCCCTCGTATCCGAGAGTGTAGGCGGGGCTTTCCTCGTCGATGACGGGGCCGACCGACCCCTCGTCATGCTCGACGGTGCGATCAGCCTCCGCGCCCGCTTCGGCGGCGTCCGTCGCTACGGACACGAAGTCGTCGACGGGCTCGGAGGTGGCCTTCGGCCCAGCCGCCAGGGCATCAAGCCGAGCGCTGATCCCCTTGGCCGGCGCCGCCTCGCGCACCGGGGCGCCGCTGTTCGGCGCGTCCTCGATCTCGTCCTTCGCGTAGACGCCGAGGAGCACGTCGGGGAAGTGCCGGCGGCACAGCGCGCGGCCCGAATAATAGAACTGTTGCTGGTCGGGGTCGCTCTTCCACAGCGGCGAGTTCTTCGGTGTGATCCGGCCGAACTCCGGCGAGGTGTACTCGACGGTCTCGCCCGAGCCGTCGTTCAAGACCGCTGTGACCTTGCACTTCCGCTTGTCGCCCTCGCCCAGGTACTCGACCCGGAACCGGCCCTTGATCGGCGCGCGCTGGAGGATGACGGCCTGCACGAGCTGCGACTCGTAGGCGAGCCGGTCGTTCACGCTGTAGCTCTTGTTCGCCACCGCATAGGGCGACATACGCCACTCTACGGCCTGGAGGGTCACGGCCATGCACGAGCCAGGGTTGGCGCGCAGGTGCTTGGGGATCGCGATGCCGCCCACGGACATCATCTTCGCGAACTCCATGATCTGCGCCATGCTCACGAACGACAGGCCGCCGGCCTGATCGGAGACGGCGAGGGCGTTGGCCGCCGTGGTGTCGATGCGCTCGGCGATGCGGCGCTCGGTGTCGCTCAGGGCGAGTGCGTTGCCGGAAGTCATGCTGCTTTGGCCTTCTTGGGCGCACGGATGCGCAGGACGGGGAAGGTGTTGGCCTTGACCGTGAATTCGGCCCGGCTCTGCATCGTGCGGGTGATCTCGCGGCCGTCGCCGAGGCGGGCGAGCGGGGCACCGCCGAGCTTCTCGACGATCTCGGCCTTGATCTCGTCGAGGCGCTTTTGGTCGGCCTTCACGCGGGCGTTCAGCTCGTCGCGCTCGTCGAGGATGGCCGGGAGACGGTTGTCCTCGCTGAGATCCAGCGCCTCGGCTCGCCCGTCCGGCGGCCACAGGTCGGAGATCGTTTCGCCGTCGCGGGCATAGTCGGCGGCCGGCGGCTCGCCGCGCTCGACCCGGCCCCAGAACAAGTCGGTCTCGGCGACGATGCGATCCCAGATGCCGGCGTGCAGCGGCACGTCGATGACGTGGATATCGAGCCCATGGCCGACGACGAGGAGCGCCACACAGGCCCATGAAGCGCCGGTCAGCTTCGCCTCGACGATGGCTTGCACGGCGATCCAGACCGGCAGGTTGATCGCGCCGTCCTCGTCCTTCCACTTCTGGCGGAAGATCATGTCGGAGACGGTCTTCACCTGAACGATGCCGCTCCCCGGTCGCGTCGGATCGACGGCGTAGGCGTCGGGCGTTGCACCGATCCGCAGGGCTGGCGCGCGGAGGTAGACATCGTTCGCCGGCTCGACCGTCCAGGTCGGGCGCTCTTCGGCGAGCATCTGGAGGGCGTCGTCCTCGAGAAGGCGGCCCCGGCGCATGGCCGGCGTCTCCGTCGGGTCTTCGCTCAGGAGGCCAGACTTCAGCGCCCAGAGCTCGAACGCGGTGGTGTACTCGTGGGCGCCGAGCACTGCGCCGGCGACCGAGGCGGTGACGTCCTGCTGGCGTAGAGCGAGCCAGGACGCGCGGTCGGAAATGGGGATACGGTCGATCTGCATGGCGCTCACTCGGCTGCGACGGGAAGGGCGGACGGCTCGGCCTCGGCGGCGGCCTCGTTGACCTGGGCGATCCAGGCCTCGGCGAAGGCGATGCGCTCGGCCGCCGAGTCGGTCGGCTCGATGACGAGGAAGGCGCCGACGCCGTGCCGGTCTTCGATGGTGGCGCGGGTGCCCTGCCGGATGCGGTACGGGGCGCGGCTGTAGAGAGCGGCGAAGTTCATCGCTCAGGCCTCCATCCAGTCGCGGAGACGCAGGACGGAGCGGTCGGCGTGATCGAGCATCTGCCCAAAGGCGACAGAGGCCGAGTTGCCCAAAGCCCATGCGAGGCCGATCAGGAACGGACCGGCAGATAAAGCGAGGCAGGCAAGTTGAGGGTCCGTGAGCATGACGGGCTCGCGATGTGGGAGGGAATGGCCGGGCCGCCCGGCGCGAGCGGCCCGGTGGGCGGCTCAGGCGGCGCGACGGCGATCCAGGCAGTCGGCTGGCCCCTGACGCTCGCTCTCGAAGTCGAGGTCGCGCAGGCTGTTGGCCTCGACCCAGGCCGTGGGCTGCGGGATGCCGTGGCGGGTGAAGGCGTCGTCGAGGCTCGACGGAAGCTCGATCGCAGCCGCCTCGACGTAGGCGGCGACGTCTCGGAGGATCGCGGCGGTGACGTTCGTGATCGACTCCAAACCGTCCGTCAGATCGACCGCGTAGATCGCCGTCAGGACGTAGGCGTCGAGCTGGCCGGTGCCGAGGTACTCGACCACGCTGGCGGCGGTGTCGCCGACGTTGGTCTCGGCCAGGACCTGCTCGTCGGCCGAACCGCGGCGCGGGATCGTGAACCGGACCATGTGGGTCAGCGGTCCGACAGGCGCGGCAATGGCGAAACGGCGAGCGATCTCGGAGAGAGCCGGGGCCGGCGGCGACACGGCACCGCGCTGAACGGCGGACCGCGCCTCGTCCTCCTCGCGGAAGCCTCCGACGTTGATGCGGGTGGTCCGGCTGTGCGCCGTCGTGGGCACGAGGTCTGCGTGCCAGAGGCCGTGGCGCCGGGTGACGGAGCCGAGGATCACGCCCTCCGCGCCGATGAGATCACGGCGCGTCGGGGAGGATTCGATCCAGGTGGGGGCGGTGGTCGGCTTGGGCATTTGCGGCTCCATCGGCCTGGGCTGATGGAGCTAAGTTGCCAAATGGCAAAACGTACGTCAAGCAGTTTTTGCCATATGGCAATGACGGTTTAAATCTGCACCGGCGTCAGTTCGCCGGATCCTGCTGCTGGACACTGATGAGAGTGGCGATGGAGTTCTCGCACTGCCCGCAGCCGAAGTTCTGCCGACTCAGCCAAGCGCTGACGAGCAACTCGTCCACGGTTGCCGGGGCATCTTCGATGTCAGGCGATTCGATGGTCCGCGACGTCATGTGGTGGCAGTTGTGACACCGCAAGCGCATCGTGAAGCGCGCCCGCACCGTGGGAACCTCAAGGAACATCCAGCTCTCCTTCGCCGCGATGTTCTCATTATGTTCTCACGTCTTCGCCGTTGTCGAGGGCGGAGCGCGAGGCGGGGGATTATTCGTTTTTCCGCCTGTGGATTGGGCGCCAGCGGCCGGTGCTAACCCTTCCGTGCAGGAACCCGACGCACCCGCATCGAAACATCCCGCACTAAGCCGATAACCTCCAAAGACTGCCATTGGTCGTCCTGGGGGTCATTCAAGACTTTTATGGGCTTATACTTTGAGTTGGTAGATCGAGGGCAGAACCAAACCTCGTCATCGTGCAGCTCGATCTCTTTGACCGACCACTCACGAAGGTGCCCGCCTTCGCGGACGCGTTGTATGACGACGATCATGCCTTCGAGGTAAGGCTGTCCAGTCTGTTCGAAATCCACGCATATGACGCGCGCCCCGTCTGGGATTGGGGGCTGGGCAGCGTTCATGCTGTCGCCCTCTACCGTGAGAGCGAATCGACGGGCCTGCGGAAAATCCTCGTCCTCGGGCTCGAAGACATACTCGGGCTCCGCATCCTCGAACTCGACCACTTCCCGGAACACCCCTGCCGCCGTTCTGCCGACAAGCGGTATTGGGAGGAGCCCTTTCCGCACTGGCGCCGATTGCCCGAACCCGCCCGGCGCTTCGGTGCCGGCCGGCATAATCTCGTCGAGCTGGCAGCCGAGGGCAACCGCGATCTTCTCCATCTCGTGGACGCGCGGCTCACGTTTGCCGGTCTCGAAGCGTGAGACCTGAGAAGTCGACAGCCCCACCATATCGGCGAGCGTCTCCAGGGACAGCCCCCGCTCCTTTCGCAACTGCCGCATCGCATCATTCGCCATACGGCAAGGATGATCGCTGATTTGCACCGCCTCCAGAGCCGATTGGCAAACCGCGCTTGACAATTCTTGCCATATGGCAAAATGCTTGGCCATGGATCTCGCAGCCTACCTGACCGAGCACAAGATCAAGCCGGCGACCTTCGCGGCAGAGATCGGCGTGCCCCCCTCAACCATCACGCGCATTCTCCGGGGGGAGCGCGATCCTCGTGGCGCAACGATCCGTAAGATCGTTGAGGGGACCGGCGGCTTGGTGACGGCCGGCGATCTTCTGAGCGGCTGCCGGCCAACGCCTCCCGCCGAGGTGGCCGCGTGATGCGCCGCGCCCTCGCCTTCTCCGCTGTGCTGCTGCTCGCCGGCTGCACCGATCCCGACGGTTCGCGCGACGTTCTGGAGGCCGCCGGGTACTCCGAGGTCCAGATCGTCGAGCGCCCGAACTGGTTCTCGTCGAACTGCGGCGAGCGCGACTCGTACGCGACCCACTTCCGGGCCAAGGGCCCGACCGGGATCGGTGTCGAGGGTGTCGTCTGCTCGCAGGGCTCCTACGGCAAAGGTGCAACGGTCCGCATCCTTCGCGTGATCCGGAACGCTCCTGGCGTGAGCGCCCCGCAATCGGGCGCGGTCCGCTGACATGGCCGCGCTCGCCGCCCTCCTCTTCGCAATCCTGGGCATCGTCGGCCTCGCGATCGCGTTCCTGACCGGCTCCGGCCGCGCGCTGACGTTCGGCTTAGCCGACGTCGCCATCGGCCTCGTCGCGTTCTGCATCTGGGCGTGGTCGCTGTGAGCGCCGCCCTCCCCCATTCCCCTCGTGCCGGAGTGATCCGGCCGAGCGCCGGGGCCGTGAACGCCCCCCTCGTTTCGACACGCGGTCCCGGCGATTCCGTTTCGCGTCCCCTCGACGCGTCCGAAGCCCATGGCGTGGGCATCCGCCTCTCGGGCGGTCTTCCTCACCTGACTGGCCGGGGCCTTCGCGCCCCGGCCTCTTTCCCCTTGCGTGATCGTCGTCGCCGCCAAGCTGCCGATCCCGCCTGTGTAGTGCGTCCCCTGTCCAACCCCCTTTTGCATATCCGCACTCCCCGTCTGTGTTCTCCAATAACCACGGACGGATTTGCTCATGTGCAAAAGGTTTTTGCGGAGGCTGCAAATGCCTGACGCTGATATCGCGCGCGCTCAATTCTTCGCCGACGACCTTCTCCGCTGGGAGACGCGCGGCCCCGGCGACACCGCCAACGCCATGAAGCGGGTCGCACACCACGCCGCCCTGCCCTTCTCGAAGCTCTGGGCGCTCCGCTACCGGCCGCCCAAGGCCATCGCCTCCCACGTCCTTGCGGCCCTCGAGGCCGCCCACGCCCGCGAAGTCGAGCGGCAGTTGAGGAAGCTCGCCCATGACGTCGAGATCACCGCCCGCATCGCCGGGCCTGCGGACCCTGCTGTCGCTGCGGCTCAGGCTGCTCTTCGCGCGGCTGAAGGCGCGCGTGCGGGCCTGGTGGGATCGCCTCTGGCGCCGGCTCCAGCCGTGGCGCGGCGGGTGAAGCCCCACTTCGATCTGCCGCTGTTTCGGGCGGCCCAACAGGGAGAGTGACGATGTTCCATTCCGCGAAGCAGACCGTGCCGGTGTCAAGCCAGACGGAGATTTACGAGGCGGCCCGTTCAGGTGCCCTGGCTCCACGTGACCGCGCGACGGTCGGCGCCATCATTGAGCGCTCCATCGAGGTCTCCCAATCCATCGCCAGCGCGCAGAAGCAGACGTTCGCGCTCGCCGACCGGGCCGAGGATCTGATCGGCCGTTTGACTGGCGCCTTTCCTACGGCCGGGTCCGAGGCATCCGCCCAGAACAAGGCGCACTCGGCCGCTGCACCCACCTGCGCAATCGAACTGCTGTTCGAGGCCATGGACGGTCTCGACCCGCAGGTGAACGCGCTGCTCTCGCCGCTCGCCAGGATCTCCCACGCGCTCGAGCGTCTGGAACGCGTCCTCGGCTGATCCCGCCCCCTCGCCGGGCGGCGCGGTGCCGCTCGGCCAACCCTTCGGAGAGCACCATGGTGGACGGTCGGGATCAGAACCAGGCGTTCGCGCACAATCAGGCCCTTCGCGACGGCATCGCGGATTTCGGCGACGCGCTCGTCGCCCTGAAGGCGGGCCTGCGCGTCGCGCGCACCGGCTGGAACGGCAAGGGCATGTGGCTGTCCCTGAGCGGACCCCTGCCCGGCCGGGCCATCGCTGCCGAGAACTTCTGGTCCTCAAACAACAGCGAGTTCGCCCGCGAGAACGGCGGCTCCGCGACCGTCCTGCCCTGCATCACCATGAAGACCGCCGCCGGCGAGGTCCTCATGGGCTGGCTCGCCTCGCAGACGGACATGCTCGCCGAGGACTGGTGCGTCGTCTGACGCCCGCGTCCGAGCCCCGCTTCACACCCTGCTTCACACCGGAGACCGCCTGTGGCCGCATTCACGAAAAAGCCCGTCACCATCGAAGCCGTCCAGATCACGGCCGCCGACTTCAACGGGACCGAGTTTGACGGCTCCCCTTTCTCGGGCACGCCCGAGTGGATCCGGGTTGCCATGGCTCAGGGCATCCTCGTGCCCGTGGGCCAGGACACCGACTATGCGGTGTGGGACGTGCGGACGGACGAGGGCGTGATGCGCGCCGTTCCCGGCGACTGGATTATCCGGGGCGTCGAGGGCGAACTGTACCCCTGCCGGGATTCGGTTTTCCAAGCGACGTACGTCGTCACCTCGCGCCAAGCCGACGGCAGCGGCACTCCGGCCCTCACCCGCAACGAGGCCGACGCCATCGTCGAAAAGGCGACGGCGCCCCGCGTCACGGCGGACGCGATCACGGCGAAGATCGCCGACTCGAAGTTCTTCCGCGACGGCGTGCTGACGATCTGCATCATCACCATGCGGAACGGCTTCACCTTCGTGGGCAAGTCGGCCTGCGTCTCGGTTGAGAACTACGACCAGGCCGCCGGCGAGCGGTACGCCTACGACGACGCGTTCCGGCAGATCTGGGCGTTCGAGGCCTACCTGCTGCGCGAGACCCTGTCCGCCATCGCCGCCGAGCAGCGGGGCCAGGACAGCGCCGTCGAGGCGTCTCCGTCCGCTGCCCAGGACACCCGCTCGCGTGGCGAGCCCCGTGTGCCGCGTCGCGAGGATCGCCTGCCCGGCGGCCGTCCGCACCCCTGACCGCGCCCTTCCCGTCCCTGCCGCAGGAGCACCCACGTGACCGACAAGCTGACCGACGTCATCGACGAGATGGTCCGGAACAAGACCTTCAGCCTCGACGCGCTCGAAGCCGTTAAGGGACTGAAAGACCGGGCCATCGAGCAGGAAAAGAAGATCGAGCGGCTGGATAGTCTGCTCGCGACACGCGCCGAGAGCGAGGCTCGCCTGAGAGCCGAGAACTCGACCCTTCAGCGGACGATCGACGATCACGCGAAGAACGAGATCTCTCTGCGCGAGCGCGAAGCCAAGGTGCTGACGCTAGAGCTGGCCGAGGCTCGCTCCACCGCAACAGCCGGCGCGCTGCGCGAGGCTTTCGGGATCGTCTTCAAGAACACCACGATCCGGGAATCGGTGCAGCGCTCTACCGCCGTCGCTGTGCCCGGCACGGCAACCTCGATGGGCTTCCCGGCGACAGTTCCGGAGCACTCCACCGTCGAGCGCACGGTCGAATAGCCCTCATCCCAGAAACCAAACCGCCCGGTCCCTTTGCGGCGAAGCAGGGAGCCGGGCGGCAGTGATGTGCTCTTGTGGAGTAGGAAAATGGTAGCCCAAAATACCGCGTCTCCGCAAGTAGACATGACCAGCGTTGCCGCAGATCAACTGAAATCCTTCATCGAGCGCATCGAACGGCTCGAAGAAGAGAAGGCCGGCATAGCCTCAGACATCAAGGATGTTTACGCGGAGGCCAAAGGGACGGGCTTCGACGTGAAGGCGATTCGCAAGATCGTCCGCCTTCGCAAAATGGATCATGCCCAACGCCAGGAAGAGGAAGCCGTCCTCGAACTCTACATGGGCGCGCTCGGCATGCTGGGCGACACGCTGCTCGGACGCTCGGCCGTCGAGCGCGAGGTCGCGCAGAGCAGGATCACCATCACCGCCGGCGGTCGCACCGTCGAGACCACTGGGGCGAAGCTCGCCGAGGCCACGGCGCGGGTCGAACTGCAGAAGCAGGTTGGCGAGAAGGGTGATGGGTCGCTCAAAAGACGGATGGGCGAACGCCTGAAGGAAGCCTTCGGCGAGGAGAACGTGACCTTCAACGCGCGGATCACCCGCAGCGGGGCACGGGTGATGCGCGCGGCGGCGAAGCGCATGCGGGCCGGCGGGCAGATCGACATCGAAGATGCCATCGCTGTGAGGGCCTGAGCCATGAGCCGCCCCAGCCCCATCATCACCGCCGCCGATTTCCGCGCCCTCGGGCCGTCCGGCATCCTCGCTCGCATGAAGCAGGACGAGGTCCGCCAGCGCCGGGCACCGGTCGTCCCGCGCTCCCGCTCGCCGAAGTGCGAGCTTCGCCCCGAGTGGGCGGACCGGCCCGTTGCCGATACCGTCGTGCTCGACTTGCCGATGCCGCCGGGGGTGAACAACCTCTATTTCAACCGTCCCGGCGTCGGGCGGGTGAAGACGGCCCTATACCGCCGGTGGCGGGCCGATGCTGTGCGCCTGGGCGCCCTCCAGGCCCCGGCCCGGATCGTGGGCCGCGCCGATGTCACGATCCACCTCATGGCGGCCGAGGGCGACACCGACGCCTACGCGAAGCCGCTGATCGACGCGGCCCGGCAGATCGGCATCATCGCTGACGACGGGAAGCGCTACGTCCGTCACGTCGTGAGCCTGCGTGCCGACCGGGCCGACGCAGTGCGCATTGTGTTCGTGCGCGTGACCGATGCCGTGGCGGTGGCATCATGAAGGCGGCCCCCACGTTCCGCCCGAGCGAACTGCACGCGATGGGTCTGGCCCTGCTCGAGCGCGAGCAGGCCGAGGCCCGCGCAAGGATGGCGGCTGGCGCCAAGGGTGCGAAAATTTCGCAGCCCTCGCGTGCCCTGGACCGGATCGGCGCGCGCTTCGGCGTCTCCGGCCGGCAAGTCGAGAAGATCGGCGACATCTGCCGTGCGGCCGAGGCCGAGCCCGAGCGGTTCGGCCACCTCCTCGAAGAGATGGACCGCACCGGCAAGATCAACGGGCCTCACACCAAGCTGCTGCGCGCCCGCGACGAGGACCGTGTGCTCGGCCTCGCCCCGGTGCAGGGCCGGTTCCGCACCCTGGTGTTCGATCCGCCATGGGACGAGGACAACATCTCGGATGCGGCCGGGCACGACTATGCCCTGATGGCGCTCGACGAGATCCTCGCCATGCCGGTCCCCGATTGGGCCGAAGACGACGCGCATCTCTACCTCTGGGTCACCAACAACACGATTCTGCTGGCGCCTCAGATCCTCGCGGCCTGGGGCTTCGAGCACAAGACCGTGCTGACCTGGACCAAGCCGGACATCGGCTTCGGGCGCTACTTCCGGAACAGCACTGAGCACGTGATCTTCGCGGTGCGCGGCGCGATGCGTACCCGGGCGCCGGCTCGTTCGATTCGCACCGACCACGACTGGCCCGTCGGCGCCAACTCGGTGAAGCCGGACGCCTTCTACGACCTCGTGCGCGCCTGCAGCTTCCCGCCCTACGGCGAGGGCTTCCAGCGCACGCCGCGGGCCGACTTCGTGAACCTCTACCAGCCTGCCCCCGTCCTCGCGGCTGCGGAGTAGCGGCCATGAGCGGGATCGCGCTTCGCTGGGCCCATGCTCAGACCGCCGGCAACCTGACCCTGAAGGCCGTCCTCTTGGCGCTCGCCAGCCGCGCCCATGATGACGGCCATACCTGGGTGTCTCAGGGCACGCTCGCGGCCGACCTTGAGTGCGACGTCCGCACGATCCGGCGCTCGCTGCAGGCGCTCGAGGACAAGGGCTTCCTCGTCCGCGAGGATCGTATTCGGGACGACGGCTCGCGCGCCTCGGACATGATTCGGCTCGTTCTCTACGCGCCGGACAGAAAGTCCGGGGGTGGGGACAGAGAGTCCGGGGGGGCGGGCACACGGCCCGAGGGGACCCGGTCACAGAGTCCGGGGGGCCCGGACAGAGAGTCCCCCCTCACTACGTTTGAACAAAAACCTACCCAACAGGAATCACAAGAACCTCTCGATTCGGCGTGCGCATGGCCGTCCGATTTCCGAGAGCGGTTCCGGGAGGCCTACCCGCACTGGGTCAAGGGTCCGGTCGCCTTCGCCGAGCTGGATCGGCTGCAGCGCGAAGGCGATGTGCCGTTCGAGGCCATCCTGGACGGGATCGCCCGGTACGTCGCGAGCAAGCCGCCCGATCGAAACTGGATGGGGCCCGACCGCTTCCTCGCTGATCGCCGGTTCGAGGATCGCCCTGCCCCGATGACGCCTCGCCTCGTCCGCCCAGACGGGCCGCGAACGCCCCAACCCACCGGCAACGTCGCCCGAAGCCTCGAACTGAAACGCCTGCTCCAGGAGCGCGAACATGGGAACCGTGAAGCCGACGACAGCCGTAGCGACGATCAGCCCGGCGCAGCTCGAGGAGAAGATCACGGCGTTGCATGGGCGGCTGGCGGAGGTGGAAGGCCAGCCGAATCGGTTCTGCGTGCCGCGCGCTTTGGCGCCTTCGACCGTGGAGAGGCGGCAGCTCTCCGCCGCCGTCGCGCACCTGGAAGCGCGGCTTGAGCCCTGCCACGACAAGCTCGTGATCGAGGCCGTGATCTCGCAGTTCCTCATCCCGTACGACACGGCGCGGGAGGCGGACCCGGTCAGCACGGAATCGCGGAACGAGCGGTACGTGAAGGCGCTGCTCGGTCAGCCCCTCGGGGCGATCATGGCGGCCGTGGATCGGTTCGACAGCGCGAGCACGATCCTGCCGGCGCATCCGTCGTTCCGCCCGAAGCCGGCCGAGTTCGCGGCCGAGGTGAAGGCGGGGCTATCCGGGCTGCGCAAGAAGCTCGTCCACGCCCGTCGGATCCTCTCGGCCGAGGTGTTCGATCCGCCGACGCCCGAGCAACTCGCCGAGGTGCAGCGGGTCGCGAAGGATTACCTCGACAGCCGCAAGCCGCCGAACGACGCCCGCCCGGTCCTCGCGATGCCCGAGGATGGGCCGCCGCCCGCGGTGGACATCGTCGCGCCGCTCCGGGGTTTGGACGCCTCCCACCTCATGGAGCGGCTCGACCGAAAGCGGGTGTCGGCGTGAGCGCGGCGCTCGCCCTCCCCACGGAAGCCGAGCGCATCGTCGAGGCGTGGCGGGTTGGCGTGCGTAGCCTGCCAGTCCTGGCCCCGCCCTGTCGCGGGATGACCACGGCAGGCTGGCCGGGCGTGCGGGCCGGTATGCTCCACTTCCTCGACACATGGGGCCTCGACGCGGTCTGCATGGGGTTCGGCACCCGCGCGCTGTTCGGCGTTCACCGTTTGGCTGCGGCGTACCGGGTGGATTCGTGCGGGGCGCTCATTCACGTCACGTGGATGCCGATCGCGGCCGTGGAGCCCGGCGTGATCTGGTTCGCGAACGGGCTGGTGTTCCGCGGAATGACGAACCCGAACGAGAGCGTTCCCATCTGGAAGTTCAGAGGCGACCCCGCTCGTGCTGGCTGAAAACCCGCTGCGTCGTCCCGAAGGTCCCGATCCCCCGAGTCCCTACCCTCCCGAGCGCGTCCGCCTGTGGCTCATCGCTGCGTGGGCCGGATCCAGCGAGGCGGACGCGCAGGCCGGCCCGAAACCGGGCGACGTGCGGGTTCAACGCTGGCCCGAGCTCTACGTCCACGACTGGCGGATGAAGGCACAGCTCAAGGCCTGGCTCAACGCGCAGGTCGGGCGCGAGCCGAGCTTCCGGGAGGCGTGCCGGATCGCCGGCTGGGACCGGCGCCAAGCCTTGCGCGGGGTCGACATGGCGGTGGCGCTGATCTCCATCGGATTGAGCACCGCCCCCGTGACATCTGCGAAAAGTTAATGGGATTGACTTTGCCGCCAGCGCCATCGGACCCGTGTATTCAGATGGCGCGCCGATGGAGCCGCGCCCGAAACCTGGGGCACCCCCGTGACCGCGTCGGCATCGAAGTCGTCCAGCACCACCCGCACTACAACCGTCGACCGCCTCGCCCTGATTCGCGCGAAGGCCGAGGAGCGCCGCGCCGCCAAGACCGAGCGAGAAGCCCTCACGGCGAAACTCGACGCTAAGGCCGCCGCCGAGGACGCTGAGGCGCTGTCGGCCTGCCACGTGATCCTCGATCGCATGTCGATCCGTGGTGCTGAGGCCCGGGCTCGCCGCGATCGTCAAGCCGGTGCGCTCCCGGCGCGGAAGCGTGCGCGCATCGCCCGCGCTGCGCCGGTCACCGCCCGCGACGTCGAGGTGGACGCGGGCAAGGCCTCCGTCCGAGATCCCTACGACCCGTCGAGCTTCATCACCGCCAGCGTGAATCGCCGGGTCGACGTACTCGCGGCCGAGCGTGCCGCCAACCGGATCACCGAGGCGCAATTCCAGGTCGGCCGCATGCTCCAGACGGTCTGGGAGAAGCAGATGGGCGTGCGCTCGGGCGGGACCTGGGACAGCACCACGTCCGGCGCCGGGCCGGGCTCGCTCACTGTGTCCCACGCCTTCACCATCGAGGATATCCGGATGCTGGGCCGGATCGAGACCGCTAAGGCCGTGAAGGCTATGAACGAGCGCGCCGCCCGCGTGATCGGCGAGAGTGGGGTGCGATTCCTCCGCGCGATCCTGTCCGAGGGCTTCAGCTTCGCGAGCTATGCCGAGGCGCGTGGGCGCGGGACTGGCGAGCGGGCGTCCACGGACATCGCCAAGCGGTTCCGCTGGCTCCTCGACGAGCTGACCGAGTCGCAGCACACCGTGCGGGCGCCGGGGGCTCCGATCTGGAACGACGGTTACGCCGCGCTGGCCGATACGGCGCCGGAGCGGCTGAAAGCCCTCCCTCCGCAACGGGGTTGAGGGGGTGCTGCCGGAGCCCGAGCCCGAGGTCCTGCCGGGGCAGGTCTGGCGCGTCCACGGCGGGGTATGGGTCGTCGACGCCGTGCGCTGGGATGGGTTCGAGCACACGGCGTACTGCTCGAAACGGCGCGGGAAGGACACGCTGCAGATGCCGGCCCGGCTCATCGCGCAGGGTGGGACGTTGCTGTCACCCACTGCTTAAGTGCCGACGCTGGACACCAAGAACGAAACTCGATATAGGGGCTATATCGAGTTTCAAACGAGGTCGCTATGGCAGACCGTGACCCCCGCATGTCGGGGCCGACGCTGAAGGTCCTGAAATTTTACCTGACGACACCCGCCGCTGATCATTCGGGGGCGGCGATCTCGAAGGCAACCGGCGTCGGCGCCGGCACGCTGTATCCGCTGTTGGCCCGGCTGGAAGATGCGGGATGGCTAATCAGTGAGTGGGAAATCGTTGATCCAAGCGAGGCGGGGCGTCCGCGGCGACGGTACTATCGACTTACCGGGGTCGGGCAGACTCGTGCGCGTGCCGCATTCGCTGAATTCCAGATCGGCGACATTGGGGGGACGCCGTCATGGGCTCGCTGACAATGATACTTGCTGCGTTGGGAAGCTTTGCCGGTGTAATCGTTCTCGGATTGCTCAAAGACGAAGCGGCTGCGTGGCTCCCTCGTCTTACTACCAGAATAATTAAATTTGCAGCCAGTCGTATGCCAAGCGAAATGAGCATGCGCTATGAAGAGGAATGGGCTTCTCATGTGAATGATTACCCAGGTAAAATTAGCCAGCTTTACCAAGCAATCAATCTCTTGCGAGCGGCTGAAAGCTTAAGGCCAAAATCACGGTTATATATCGTCACTAGACGCGCTTTGATCGTCATAGGCTCTTGCTATTATATTCAAATATTAGTTGTTTTTCGGGTGTACCACCTTTCGATTACCGCACCCGAAAGCAATGCTATAGGATATGTGATAGCAACTATTTTGACCGCGATCGTTGCTACATTGGCGGCTGCCATGTTGTGGCGGGAGCGCCGAAAGGCCAAAGTCAGAGCCGCCGATTGACCCGACGGGCGTTCCATAGCAGAACACCAACGTCGCACGACACGCGCCCGGGGCCCACCAGCCGCCGGGCGTTCGTATGTCTGGACCCCTTCCCCAGCTTGAGCGTTCCCCTTGCGTGACGCCGGCCGGTATCCCTGACATGATCGGCACCCGATGATGACGGATCGCGAACACGCCGAGCGGGTCGCCGACCTGCTCCGGCTTGCCGACCGCCTCCGGGTTCCGGGGCATCGCCACACCGTCGAGACGTTCCTGGGCGAGATCGGCGAAATCCGCGCCGGGCTGCGGCGCCTCCACCGCGATCTGACGGGCGCCGAACTGCCGCGCGAGGCCGCGCCGCGTCGGTCCGTCATCGCCTCGTTCCAGGCCGGCGCCATCGCCGGGACCCGCGCGACCGTGGCGTTCCGGGGCCGTGCGCGGGTGGTCGCGGCGCGGGCCTGACCACGACAATTCCCGCGCAAATTATGCCGGGAAATATGCACCTCGAACTTCGGGCCTGATCGGCTCCCGGCCACGATGAGCCGGGGCGCACGATAATCGCCCTTCTCGTGCACCCAAACGGGGTTTTCAGCCATGTCCGGAGGTGCTGTTATCGTGCGTCCGGCAACGGACGTGGGCGAGCCCTTCGACGCGCTCGACGCGGCGGCGGCCGGGTTCGCGGCGGCCTCGAAATCGGCCGCGACCCGCCGGGCCTACGCCGCCGACTGGCGCGACTTCACCGGCTGGGGTGTCAAGCAGGGGGTCGACACCCTCCCCGCCTCGGGACGGGTTGTCGGCCGATACCTGACGCACCTCGCCGGCCTGGGCCGGTCGGTCTCGACCATCGATCGCCGGGCCGCCGCCATCGCGGCCGTGCATCGGGCCGCCGGCCACACGGCGCCGACGGCGCTCGAAGAGGTCCGGTCGATCTTGGCCGGCATCCGCAACACGTTGGGCCGGCGACCGGACAAGAAGCAGGCCCTCACGGCCGACCTGCTCGCCAAGGTCATCAAGAGGATTCGCGGGACCGATCTCGCCAGCGTGCGCGATCGGGCCTTGATCCTGGTGTGTTTCGGGGCGGCCCTGCGCCGGTCCGAGCTCGTCGCGCTCGACGTGGCCGACCTGGAACGCCACCGTCGCGGCCTCCTCGTCCGGATCGGCAAGAGCAAGACCGACCAGCAGGGCCAGGGCCGTTCCGTCGCCATCCTCGACGGCAAGCTGAAGATCCCGGCGGCTGTCGCGGCTTGGCTCGACGCCTCGGGCATCACGGATGGTCCGGTGTTCCGCGGCGCCGACCGTGGCAGGCTCTCGCCGGACCGTCTGACCGCCGGGCAGTTCGCTCGCATCCTGAAATCACGCTGTGCGGCGGCCGGGCTCGACCCGGAGGCCTTCAGCGGTCACTCGCCCCGGCGCGGCTTCGCGACGACGGCGGGCGACGATGGCGCCGACCTGCGCCTCACCGCCAAGCACATGCGGCACGCCAAGCTCGAAACGACCCTCGGCTACATCGAGGACGGCGAGCTGTTCCGCGAGAACGCGGGGAAGAGCTTCCTGTGACCGCCCGCCCTGAACACACCGCCGCCGACGCGGCGCGCGCCCTGCGTGACATCTCCCGCGATCCGGCGGCCTCGGCCTACTGGGCTTGGTTGAAGCGGACCCGCGAGGCCCAGGCGAAGGCTGCGACCGCATGAGCGCCGTCGACCTCGCCCGCCGTCTCGCCGGCCTCGCCCTCACCGTTGAGCGCGGTCGGCCCACCGCCGCGCACTGGGTCGCCGCCATGGCGCTCGCCGCCCAGGCCGAGCCGGTGCCCGGCCACACCCGCGAGGTCGCGTTCATCGCCGGCCGCGCGCGCGTCCACCTCCATCCCCTCCCGCGCTGACAGGACCATGCCCGTGACCCACGACGACGACGCGGTGGTCTATTCCTGCCCGCCCGCCTCGCTGCGCCCCCTGCCCGGCGCGGTGATCCTGGTGAGCGCGGCAGCCCGCCGGCGGATGCGCACCGCGCTCGCCGGCCGCGAGATCAGCGCCGGCCGGGCCTCGCTCGGCGTCACCGGGCCCGATCCCGAGAAGCTGTCCGCCGAGGACGCGCTGCGGTGCTTCGGCGTCGAACAGGGAGCCGCGTGATGCATCGTCGAAACGATCACGCCGACGCCTTCGCCTACATGGCCGAGCACCTGCGCCGGCAGCGGGATGAGGAGATCAAGGCTCGCTTCTCGGGGAAAAGCTGGGGCCTTGGCGAAGAGCCCGCGCCTCGTCCGGCGCCGGCGCCGTCCAAATCCCGCTTCGATGGCCCGAACGTCATCGACCTCGTGCGTGGGGCGGACGGCACGTACGCCGTGCCCGAGGCTCGCCTGAGCGACGTGCGAGCGCTGTGATGACGAACACCGCCGCCCCCTCGCCGCCTCCAATCATTGAGCCCTGGCGCGTGGTCCTGATGGCCGTCGTGATCGGCGCCATCGTGCTGTGGGTCCATCTCTTCGCTGGGCAGGCCCGCGCCGACACCATCGGCTTCCGCATCGAGGTCCGCGCCTGCCTTGCCGATGCCTGCCACCTCCTGCCGGTGTCGTCCCGGCGCTGGGCCGGCGCGTACGCCTGCCAGACCCGGGCCGCGCTGATGGAGCAGTTCGCCGACACGCTGCCGCCCCCGCGTGGCCTGCCGCCGGGCGTCCGGACGGTGCGGGTGCGCTGCGTGCCCGTGGTCGGGCTGGCGGGCGCCTGATGCTGATCCGGCCGCGCCCGCCCGAGGGGCTTCTGGGCGGCGATGGTGCCGTGACCGAGACCCCGGTGCGTCCGGCCCACGACCTGCACGACTGGATGCGCGCGACCTTCATCGACGAGGACGCGCCGCTCGTGAACGAGGATCACGCCCACCTGCGCAGCGCGCGGCTCGGCGTGCTCTGGTGTGCCGTCCCGAACGCCCGCCAGGGCAACGCCGTCGTCGGCATGTGCGAGACGGCCAGCTTCATCGGCAACCGCTGGGCTAAGGCCCGCTTTGAGCAACAGATCGTCGGGTGGTTCGGCGTGATGCCGCACTTCCTGCTGACCTTCGACGCCGGGTACGCCGACCAGTGCGACGACGCCACGTTCTGCAGCCTCGTCGAGCACGAGCTGTATCACGCGGGCCAGGCCAAGGACGCGTGGGGCGCTCCGCGCTTCTCGAAGATGACGGGCGAGCCGGTGTTCGAGATCCGGGGCCACGACGTCGAAGAGTTCGTCGGGGTGGTGGCGCGCTACGGCGTCGGTGCTGCGGCGGGCCAGACGGCGGCCCTGGTCGCTGCGGCCAACCGGGCACCGATCATCTGCGAGGCTGAGATCGCCGGCGCCTGCGGGACCTGCGGGCGTTCCTTGACCTCGGCTTGACGGGAATAGCCTCGTGACCGCGCTTTCTGACGAGGTGAAAACCTTCATCGTCCAGCAGCTTGCATGCTTCGAGACGCCGTCCGAGGTCGCGAAGGCGGTCAAGGACGAGTTCGGCATCGAGGTCTCGCGCCAGGCGGTGGAGGCCTACGATCCGGCGAAGCGCGCGGGCCGGTCGCTGTCGGAGGAATTCCGGTCGCTGTTCGCCGCGACTCGCGAGACCTTCCTGACCGACACGGCGGCGATCGGCGTGTCGCACAAGGTCGTCCGCCTGCGCACGCTCGCCCGCCTCGCCGATCGCGCGGAGAAGCAGGGCAACATGGTCCTGGTGGCCTCGCTCCTGGAGCAGGTCGCCAAGGAGTGCGGCGACGCCTTCACGAACCGCCAGCGGATCGATGCCAATGTCGCTGTCCGGAGCCACGAAGACGCCCTCGGGGATCTTGAGTGACCGCGAGCGCGCGATCCGCCAGCGCTTGAAGGACGATTTCGAGCACTACGCGACGCGCTGCATGATGATCCGGACCAAGTCCGGCAAGGTCGTGCCGTTCACGCTGAACCGGGCGCAGCTCTACATCCACGAGCGCCTCGAGGCGCAGCGGCGCGAGACGGGGAAGATCCGCGCCCTGGTGCTGAAAGGCCGCCAGCAGGGCTGCTCCACGTACATCGGAGCCCGGTACTATTGGCGCACGACGCACAGCCGGGGCGTGCGCACATACATCCTGACCCACGAGGAGAAGGCGACCCAGGCCCTCTTCGAGATGGTCAACCGCTACCACGAGCACTGCCCGTCGCTGGTGAAGCCCTCCACGGGCGCGGCCAACGCGAAGGAGCTGCTCTTCGACCGGCTGGACAGCGGCTACAAGGTCGGAACGGCGGGCTCGAAGGGGTCGGGCCGCGGCAACACCCTGCAGCTGTTCCACGGCTCCGAGGTCGGGTTCTGGCCGTTCGCCCACACCCACGCATCGGGCGTGATGCAGGCGATCGCGGACGAGCCCGAGACCGAGGTCATCCTGGAGAGCACGGCCAACGGGGTCGGCAACTATTACCACCAGATGTGGCGCAAGGCCGAGCGGGGCGAGTCGGAGTTTCAGGCGATCTTCGTCCCCTGGTTCTGGCAGGACGAGTACCGCAAGGCGCCGCCGGCCGGCTTCACGCTCAACCCGGATCCGGACGACCAGGGCGAGTCAGAGATCGACTATGCGGAGGCCTACGGCCTCGACCCGGCGCAGATGTACTGGCGCCGCCTGCGCATCGCGGATCTCGGCGAGACCCTGTTCCGGCAGGAATACCCCGCTAACGCGGCTGAGGCCTTCCAGATGGCGAACACCAACGGCCTGATCGGCTCGAAGCTGGTCGTGCAGGCCCGCAAGCGCACCGTCGAGCCCTCGGGCCCGCTGGTGTTCGGCTACGATCCCGCGCACCAGGGCGGCGACCGTCACGCCCTGGCGAAGCGGCGCGGTCGCAAGGTGCTGTGGGCCGGCGGCAAGCCCGGCCTGTCGATCCCGGAGAGCGCGAATTACCTCGCGGGCGAGATCGATCGCGACAACCCGGTGAAGGCCTTCATTGACGTGACGGGCGGCTATGGCGCCGGCGTCTACGATATCCTGATGGAGCGCGGGTACGGCGTCGGCGGGCGCAACATCATCGTGCCGGTGAACTTCGGCGGCGCCCCGATCCAGCCCAAGCGGTACAGCCCGACCACGGGCGAGGAGCTGCCCGGCCCGCTCAACCGGCGCGCCGAGATCTGGATGAACTCCCTCGAATGGCTCGAAGACGTCGCGGGGGTGGACATTCCTGACGACGACGAGCTGCAGGCCGACGCCTGCTCGACCGGCTACGGCCACAACTCGCGCGGCCAGGTGCAGCTCTGGTCGAAGGAAAAGATGCGCGGCATGGGCATCCCCTCGCCCGACCTCTGGGACGCCGTTGCCCTGACCTTCGCCGAGCCAGTGATCGACGCCGCCCCCCTCAAGATGAAGAGCACCGCCCGTCGTGGCGGCTGGATGGGTGCCTGATGGCCAGCAAGCAACCCCGCCGCCCGGCCAAGCCCACGAAGCTGCCCGTGCGCGACAAGGTCGTCGACGTCGCCATGAAGCGGTGGCGCCGGGCCGACAAGGCCGACCGCGAGAACCGCGCCGCGGCCTACGAGGACGTCGAGTTCGTCGAGCTGCCCGGCGCGCAGTGGACCGAGGAGGCGAAGAAGGCCCGCGAGGGCCGGCCTTGCCTCGAGTTCGACCGGCTCGCCACCACCATCGCGCAGATCACCGGCGACATTCGCCAGATGCGGCCCGCGATTAAGGTCGTCCCCGTGGACAGCCGCGGCGACCCGAAGACGGCCGACCTGATCGCTGGCCTGACGCGCTACGTCGAGAACCGCTCCGACGCGCCCGCCGCCTACTTCGCCGCCGCCGATCAGCAGGTCATGGCCGGCATCGGGCACTGGAAGGTGCTGACCGAGTACGGCTCGGACTCCACGTTCGAGCAGGAAATCCGCATCGCGCCCATCCCCGACGGCATCGGCGTGCGCTGGGACCCCGACGCGATCCTGCCGACGCGCGAGGACGCGAAGTTCTGCTTCGTGCCGCTCGACATGAGCCGGGACGCCTACGAGGAAACCTATCCCGACCATCCGGCGGCCGAGATCGGCGACGACGACCTCGCCGGGCGTGGGCTCGCCGAATGGTCGACGGCCGACGTGGTGCGGGTCGCCGAGTACTGGGTGAAGACCCCGGTGAAGAAGCGTCTCGCGCTGATGCCCGATGGCGAGATCCTCGACCTCACCGACGAGACCGACGACGAGCAGGCCGAGCGCCAGATGCGTGCCGAGGCCGCCGGTGCCCGCATCGAGACCCGCGACGGGCATAAGATCGAGCGGTACATCCTGAGCGCCACGGACGTGCTCGAAGGCCCGACGCCCTGGCCCGGCCGGTTCATCCCGGTGGTGCCGGCCGTCGGCATCGAGACCGTGATCGCGAAGAAGCGCGTCCGGCGCGGCGTGGTGCGCAAGGCGAAGGATGCCCAGCGGGCGTACAACTACAGCCGCTCGACCCAGACCGAGGTGGTGGCGCTCCAGCCCAAAGCGCCGTTCGTCGGCACCGAGGACCAGTTCAAGGGCTACGAGCACGTCTGGCAGACCGCCAACACCGAAGCCCACCCGTTCCTGCCGTTCAACGCCGATCCGAAATTCCCGACCCCGCCGCAGCGCGTCCCGCCGCCCGTGGCCTCGTCCGGCCTCGCCGAGCTGACCCGCGAGGCGGCCGAGGACATCAAGGCGGTGACCGGCATCTACGACGCCAGCCTCGGCGCCCGCTCGAACGAGACGTCGGGCAAGGCGATCCGGGCCCGTCAGCAGGAGGGCGACGTCGGGTCCTTCGTCTACATCGTGAACTTCAGCCGGGCGATCCGGCACACCGGCGCTATCGTAGTAGACCTGATCCCGCACATCTACGACACGGCCCGCACGCTCCGGATCGTGGGCGAGGACGGCAAGGTCGACGTGGTGGACATCAACAAGCCCACCGGCATCGCTGTCGACGAGGCGGCCGAGAAGATCGAGAACGACGTCACCGTCGGCGCCTACGATGTCGCGATGGAGATGGGCGCGAGCTACACGACCCGCCGCGAAGCCGCGCTCGACGGCATGATCACGCTGGTCCAGGCCGCGCCCGACGTCGCCCCGCTCGTGCTCGACCTCCTCGCCCAGGCGCAGGACTGGCCGCTCGCGGACAAGATCGCCAAGCGCATCAAGACGATGCTGCCGCCGCAGATCCAGGCCGAGGAAGCCCGCGAGAGCGGCGAGGCGCCGCCGCCGCCGATGCCGCCCTCTCCCCAGGAACAGGCCGCGATGCAGGCGCAGCAGCGCCAGGAACAGCTCGCCGCCGCGCAGCACGAGTTGGAGGGCGCCAAGCTCCAGATCGAGCAGCAAAAGCTCCAGGCCGAGATGGCGAAGATCCAGGGTGAACTCCAGCGGGCCGCGATGGAGCACGAGGCACGCATGGCCGAGGCCGCACGTCCGGCCGAAGGCGTCACCGGCGGTCCCGTCGAGGATCCGCGCGTCGAGGCCATCGCGAACACGCTGCAGAACCTCACCGACCTCGTCTCGATGCTGATGGAAGAGATGGCGGGTCCGCCCGAGGCGACCATGCCCCATCCCGGTGGTCAGGACGGGCCGCCCATGGGTGAAATGCCGATGCCGGGCGCCATGCCCATCGATCCCACCGGGGCGCCTCAAGGCGCCCTTTCTTTTGACCCGAGCGCGCTGGGCGAGCCCGCCGCTCCGATGATGGTGTCCTGATGCCCGCGATCGAACCCTTCCGCCCGAACGCGGCGGCTACCCTGCGCATCGGTGCCGTCACCGGTCCGGGTACCGCGCTCCGTCTCGCTGGCGTACCGGCCGGCTCCGGCTGTCAGGTCCGCGTGCGCAATCGCGGCGCTGGCGAGGTGTTCGTGCAGTTCGGCCGAGCCGACGTGGTCGCGACGATTCCCGGCGCTGTGGGCGGTTCGGCCGGCATCGCACCCGGCGCCGTCGAGTACTGGACGGTGCAGCAGAGCGAGCACTTCGTGGCCGTGGCGGTCGAGAGCGGCACGCCGTCCGTGGAGATCACCACCGGCGTCGGAGGCTGACCATGTCCGGGTATGGGACCGGCCAGAGCCAGGAGCAGGTGGCGGCGATGGTCGCCTCCATGATGCCGGTGCCGGCGTCGGCAACGCCTCTGCCCACCGCCCTCGACAGCGGCCGGGGCGTGTCGCCGCGCTACGCCCTTGAGGACCATACCCATGCCGCGCGCGTTCAACGCACGACGATGACGACGGCCTCGGATGGTACGGCGACCTGGGTGTTCGCCCGTCCGATCATCTGCGCCGCCGGTAAGGTGCCCCCGATCAGCTTCATGGTCGAGGATACGGGCTCCCCGGTCGTCGTGCAGGTCACCACCCGCACCTTCACGTCCGACGGGGCGAACGACATTCACACCGCCATTACGGTGAAGGCGCAACGCTCGCGCACGCTTCCGGCCGTGCTGGTGAGCCTGACCGCGCTGCTGAGTTTCGACGTGTTCGGCACCGTCGCCAACGGGGTGAAGGTGAACCTCTGGGCCGCCGACCCGACGCAGTAGGCGCTTGACCCGACGGGCGAACCCCTTCATTCCCCTATGTGTCGCGAGACGCGCGGGCGCCGCCAGGGCAGTCCCGTCTCGCACCACCCCATCACGATCGCTGCGCTGCCTTCAAGGCTCCGCGCGCTCCCTCTTCACGCAGGCCAGTGCACGCCGCGCAGGCCGCGATGATGCCCCACCCGTCCCGCTCGCGCGTGGCGGGTTTTTTCATGGACGAACAGCATGGACCCGGAAGACCTGATCGTACTGGGCGCGCCGGCGGAAACGCAGGCGGCAGGTGGCGAGGTCTCGGACGCGACCGAGGCGCTTGAGGGCGGACAGCCCGAAGGTGGCGACGTCGCAACGCCAGGGACGGACACGGCCGCACCCGCCGGCACCCCGGAAGCCCCCAAGGTCGAGGGCGGTGACGACGAGGACGGGCGGCCCAAGAAGCGCACCGGCATCCATCGGATGCAGGAGAAGATCGCCCGGCTCGAGGCGCAGCTTGCCGAACGCACCGCACCGACGGGTGACGGCGGGGACCGCAAGGCCAGCATCGAGAAGGAGATCGGCGCTCCCCCGAAGGAGAGTGACTTCGAGGACTACGTGGCGTTCGAGGACGCCAAGGCCGATTACCGCCTCAAGCGGGTGCTCGCCGAACAGCGGGCTTCCGAGCGCGAGGTACAGAGCGCGACCCGCCAGGTTCAGGCCCGGCAGGAAGCCGTCGAGGCGTTCAACGACCGCATGGAAGAGGCTCGGGAGAAGATCCCCGATTTCGACCAGGTGGTGCAAGCGGCCAAGGGCCGTGAGATCGCCCCGCACGTCGGAGACCTCATCGTCGAGAGCGAGAAGGGCGGCCTGCTCGCCTACTACCTCGCCAAGAACCCCGCCGAGCTGGCGAAGCTCAACGGGATGAGCGCGATCCAGGCCGCGAAAGCCGTGGGCGCGCTGGAACACCGCCTGACCCTGGCGAAACCCAAGAAGACCCCCTCGGCTCCGGCTCCCGGCACGCCCATCACCGGCTCGGCTTCGGCCGGTCCCGATCCGTCGAAGATGACCTTCGCCGAATACGAGAAGTGGCGCGCGAGCAACCGCGGCTGACCCCCATCACCCCTCAGTCTCAGGATCCCTGACCCATGCCCAACAGCGCAATCCTCGTGCCCAGCGTCGTCGCCAAAGAGGCGCTGATGCAGCTGAAGAACGCCCTCGTCTTCGGCAAGCTGGCCCACCGCCAGTACAAGAAGGAGTTCGCCAAGGTCGGCGACACCGTCACCATCCGCAAACCGGTGAAGTTCGTCACCACCGACGGCGCGACCCGCCAGAACCAGGACGTCGAGGAAGGCAGCACCTCCATCAAGATCGACCAGCGCAAGCACGTGTCCTGGAACTTCAACACCCAGGATCTCACGCTCTCGATCGACGAGTACTCCGAGCGGTACATCAAGCCGGCCATGATCACGCTGGCCCAGACCGTGGACACCTATGGTGCTGCGCTCTACCGCAAGATCTGGAACGTGGTCGGCACCCCCGGCACCACCCCGGCGAACTATGCCGCCGCCGGCGCCGTCGCCCAGCGCATGACCGAGATGGCCGTGCCGAAGCAGGACCGCCGCGCCGTCCTGACCTCGGAGGCGTTCCACAAGATCGCCGGCACGCTCACCACGCTCAACATGCCCCAGCAGGCCGCCGACGCCTGGGCCACCGGCGAGATCGGCAACCTCGCCGGCCTGAACACCCACGAGTCGGTGAACCTGCGCAGCCACACCGTCGGCACCAAGGCGGGCACCCCGCTCGTGAATGGCGCCGGTCAGGTGTCGCTCTACGCCGCCGTCATGAAGACCGGCGTACAGAACCTCGCCACCAAGGGCTGGACGGCCTCCTCGGCCGGCGTGCTCCGCGAGGGCGACGTGTTCACCATCGGCGGCGTGTTCGCGGTCAACCCGGTTCCGGGCGAGGGCGGCACCGGCAAGACCGTGCTGCCCTACCTGCAGCAGTTCGTGGTCCGCTCGGCCGTGAACAACTCCGACGCCTCCGGCAACGCCTCCCTGACGATCTCGCCCGCGATCATCGTCTCGGGTCCGTACCAGACCGTCTCGGCGGCGCCGGCCGACAGCGCCCCGATCACGGTCGTGGGCGCGGCCAATCAGGTGTTCCCGCAGAACCTCTGCTTCCACAAGAACGCCCTGGCGATGGTCACCGTGCCGCTCGAGATGCCCGATGGCGTCGCCTGGAAGAGCCAGGAGAGCGCGGACGGTCTCTCGATCCGCATCCTGAAGGACTACGACATCAACAACGACGTCGAGA